ATTTTTTCGCGGGCGGTGAACCATTCTCCTGTTTTGGTGAGAGCAACCGACGAGGTGAAGATAGTAGCATTTAGCAGGCTTGCCTTATCAAAGGCTATCTTCTTGGCGCGGTTGGTTGTCAGTACGTTGTTAAAAAGTCGGTCGTGCTCGAGGAGTGCCGCTTCGTCGCCAATGACAATGTAAGAGTTCAACCCACGACCGCTATTGGGGTCATCGAGAGATACAAGCACCAATATAAAACCATTCGAGAAGTGCACCACGTTGCTCCACGAGTTCGGGGCTTGAAAAGGCATCTCGAAGCCTAACGACTTGCCGTTACGCCCTACTACATAATCTACATCTTCGTAAAAGCCGAACATCTCCAAACCCTCTTTGGTAGAGGGAAAAGTACGGCTTTTTATCTGCACAAAAGTAGCCCCTACCAGTACGCCTGTAGCGCGTGGCATTTGCTTTGCCGCTTCCTTTACAAACCAGCCGAGTATGGTACTCTTGCCCGTACCACGCCCCGCCTCTATGCAGATGTGTTTTACACCCGCATAGCGGTTGGCAGATACGGCAGCCATCTGCATAGGGTTGAGGAGGATTTGTTTAACAGGTTTAATCAGAGGTTTCATCGTCGGGGTCATCGGTTATATCTTCGTAGTCGGTATCGGTAGCGGGCAAGCTGTTAAAGTCTACTACCCCTGAAGCGAGGGCAGCACGTAACATCTTGGCACTCTTACGGCTCATCTTGATATGGTACTCATTGGCAGTAATCTTTTCAAAGTTGATTTCTTTTTCTTCTTTATCGAAGTTAAACAGGCGAGCATAAGAATCTAATGCCTTTCGCGCTTGTTCTAAATCTCTATCTTTCAGAGCCATTTGGTAGAGTTGCCAATAACTATCTGCTAATATAGCCCTCTCGGCATTGATGTCAGATTTATCGAGTTCGCCAAATATTTGCATTGCCCAAGAGTAATCGCGGTAGGCGGTGGCTTGGCTTACGCCCATCTCGCGAATGTGTATCTGTATAGCTTGGTGCTTAGAGTACTTGTTGGATAATCGCAAGCCGTGTATATGGCGCAAACGCGTTTTAACCGCCTCTTCGGCAGGTAGTAACTGAAAATTCTCGTCTATATACGAGGCGGATATACGCTGATAAAGGCTGTCTTTGCTAAATTTAGTAAGTTCCATTTTGGGTGTTAGGAATTAGAAGTAGAGTCCGCTTTTCATTTTTTCTACTTGTTGGGCAGCTACTGAGGGTACATAGCAAGCCACCGCTTCTTTTTCGAGCAGTTGCTTGAGTTGGGCGAGTTCGTGGCGAGCGAGTTGTTGCAAACGTTTGGCAAGGGTGTAGAGCTCGGAGCCGTTGAGTATTTTGCTCTTTTGCCAAGGTAGTTCCTCCCACTGCTGTACAATAGCGGTAGCCGTGAATGAGAAGCTATGCATTTGAGCAGCTTCGCCAACGGTAAAGAAAACCACGGTACGCTGTAGTTTTTCCCATATAGCAGGATAAGCGCGTAAATCATCGGGGGTGCAAGTGCTGACTTGTGGTGAGATAATGCTTTCCCAGATCCATTGCATTAGTGGCTGTAGTTTAGTGAAAACCTCCCACGAGTTATTGAGGCTGTAATACTTCTCAAACTCATTCACACTACTGATAACACCGCTTGCGCGTTGTAGCTTACCTTCTGTAATAAGCAACTCGATACAATCGTTGAGAGCGCGGTCACCCATCGCAATAGACGAAAGCCCTAAGTCGCGTAAATCCCACCAAGGCGATTTCTCCATCTTGTCATCGGTGTAGTAGTTGCCACCCGTGTTGGATAAGTTTACCTTGAGGAACGGGATAGCATAAGCCACCGCATAGTTGGCTACTGCTTTTTTGAGGAGTTCGAGTTCGTCACCGCTTAAAGTTTCAGCAGTAGATTTGGGTATATACGGATATACTTTTACACGGAGAGCCTCCTCGATATAGGTTTTGAGTAGGTCGAAATCTAAACGATTAGAAACGTTAGTATATTGCTTGATTTCTTGTATATTGGTGAACATAGGTTTAGGGGTTAGTCGTTAGACGATAGTTGAAATTCGACGACAAAGCTATGCAGGTTGCGGGTGCTATCAAAGGACAGTGGTTTTTGGGTGATAGGTATCACCTTCAGCCACTCACCTGCAATACGCAAGAAGCACACAGGTGATTTGATGAGTTCCCATAATACTTCTATCTCTTCAGGAAAGAGCCAACCTGTATTGAGTTTGTAAGTGTGCTTGGTTTTTACTTGCGCCTTATAGTCCTCACTCAGTAGCACATTGTCGGCGAGGGTATGTTCGTAACTTACCAGTGCTTCGTACTCGCCAGCAAACGAAAACCAATCGGGGCAGAAGTTTTGGTTTTGAAATAGCGCACTGATAGGCGTGCCATTAGGTTCGGGCTTGGGTTCGAGGCTAAGGGTTTCTTTACGGATAATAGAAGTAGCCCCATAGGTAACATCGGCGGTAGCACGCAAGAAACTGAAATTAGCTACTGCCAGCGGGTCCTTAATAGCCGAAAGGTCGATGAGGTTAGAGCCTATTTGTCCCAAAGAGAGAGCGCGTACCTCTTGGGTAAGTGCCGATACAGATATAAGGCTCTGCTTGTAAGTAGAGCGCAAACGGCTTTGAGTAAGATACGGATATGCTTTAGGCTTCTTGCCAGGGAGGTAATGCAAATCAGTAAGGGTATGCGTTTTGAATACCGCCCCTTTGAAATTGGTTTCCTTAATTACCGCTGATACCTTGGTCGCTTTGAAAATCTCTTTAGGGCTGAGCAGTTTTTTAGTATTCACTTCCAATGAGGGAGTAATATCTCTGAAAAAGTCCTGTACCTCTTGCCCTATATCCACCATTGCCTCGCCCTCGAAGAAAACATAATCGTAGGTTTGAGTAGAGCTAAATGCACGTCCATAACCATTGAACTCCATTGTGAGAGCAACCGATACAAATTCGCTTTCTGGGTCAGTTTGGCGTATACGGGTAATTTCTTTATCCAAACAGAAATACACTTTTTTGGTAGCGAATGTTATATCCGTTTGTACGGTAATGAGTACCTGCACTATCTGTTCGCTACCCGCTGAAGAACTCACCTTGAGCCAGCCTTTGTGCTCACCTACCGTCATCAGTTCGGAAGATTGAGAGCGGAATTTTACCACTACTTCCTCTTCGTCGTTACCTTTAATTTCAGTAACCTCTAAGAAATCAGAGTTGTTAATGGTAAAAGTGAGGCGGTTAGGGTTTTTAATGGTAAAAGTACCTTCAGCGCGCTCTTTCTTATCGGTTTTCAGCAGGTATTTAAATTCTTTTTTGTCGATATGAAAAGCGGTAGTATCGTTGATAACAGTGAGGTTGATAGTAAAGTAGTGAGAAACTCCAAATGAATCTTTTGTTCTGAAATAACTTTCAAAAGTAAGTGTTTGGGTTTTACTCAAATCAAAATTAAGAGTTTTTATAGTAGGGTTTTCTTTGTAAAACTGGGAGAGAGAGAATACTGCTGTTGCATTGTTTTTTGTTCCTGTTAGGGTTATATCAAATAGACTGCGCCCAATACTATTCCATTCAACTCCTTTAATTGTGAAAGGGGTATTGATAGAATGATCCTTGTACCATTCTGTTCTTGTACCAAAATTAATGTAGTCTCCTAATCCTTTATAGTGCCAAAAATCGTGATGTAATACGATTTCGTGATAATAATCAAGAGGTGTCGTAGGGAATGTAAATGAAGTGTCACCCGTGAGTTCTTGGGTAGCAGTGTTGAGCACCATATTGAGTACTGGGCGTTCATTAGGTTTAGGGTTTGGGGTAACTTTATCGGTACGGCATAAAGTAATTACTACCTCTTTACGCTCGGTGGGTAGGTCTATCTCGTTTACTTTACCGCTCTTCTCTTCGGTAGCAATCACCCCTAAGGTTACTTTTATTTTTACATCGCCTTTTTCAGGCAACTTACTGAAATTGTTGTAGCGCAACTGCAGGTTATGTTGCAGTCCGATAAGGTTTTCTAAGTCCTCCCCTGTAGGGGCAATGAGTTCTACATATTCATTGGCAGCAATACGCGCATAGTTACGAAATCCCTTGTACTTCTTGTATACGGTGAGTAATTCCAATTGAGGATAATGCACCGTAAGATTTTCAGTAGAAGGTATAGGCTGTGAGGGATGCCACTCTTTAAGGATAGTAGCAGGTGATACTTCCCAATCGGGGAGAGGTTTCTCAACGGGATAACATTCATCACGCACATATTCTTCTCCTCCTTTAGATGTTGGAGCGTATATAGCTTGACATTCTTGATCGGTATAAGTTCTAATAGACATAGTATTTTATAGTTTTTTTATAATAAGCAATAGGACTGACAAGGGTAGGTCGCCAAAATTCAATGGCAATAAACGAGGTAAAGAGTATTACCCGCTCGGGGCGCACTTCTATTCTATCATTTGGAAATAGCAAAGGCAACTGATGCTCTAAGTATCGGTGCACTTGCCAGCTTTCTATCACTAAGTCGATGTCTTTGGCGAGGTAGTTCTCGGAATATACTCCTTGCATTACCTTGGCTACCGAACCACACACTACGGGTAGTTGCTCGGTAGTGAAGACTTCTAAAACGGCACTGTAAATAGTGTCGAGATAGGCGTTGAGGCGGACATCATTGAAGACATTCAGAGAGGTGAAAGCGGTGTACATTAGATTGTAATTGTAGTGATCTCTACTTGGTAATGCTCTTTGTCAAGCACGGACTTGTTGATACTCTTGATAAGCATACGTTGGTTATAGGCGAGAATGGTATCACGTAAAGCGATGTGTCGGAATTGGTTTTTGTTACATACAAAGCTCCACGTGTATTCAGTGGCGGCAATTCGCATCTTATACCAATCTTTCCAATACTCAGCTACTAATGGAGGCGTAAGGGTTTTGCGGAAACCTGCATTGTTTTGTCCGTTGTGCAAGCCGTCGTACCATATCATTCCAATAGTTTGTTCTCCACTCTTGCGCGCTATAGCTGTATAAATCCCCTCATACATTATACGTGGCAAACAGTAACCTCCTATCTGTATTTCGGTAACATTGGTGAGTTGGGTAGCTTCTTGAGCATTGAGCACCTGGTAACTATCAGCGGTTACCTGCACGACGGGCAACTGATAGGCTTTATCGTCCATTTCGGGGAATTTAATGAGGTACGACTGCTTCGTAAGAAATGTTTTTTTGGGTTCGCGTACTTCCCAAGGGCGGAAATCTTTAGCGTGTGTACGTTCTTCTACCTTAATACGGTTCATATACAACTTGTGTTCCTTGATAAACATATCGTAATTCTTCCAATTCTTAATCGTCTTCACCAGTTCGCCAAAAGTAACATCGGGCACGGCGCGTTTGAGATCTACTATATTAGGGTTGATTACCTGCTCTATCACATTGCCATCTTCGCTGTGTTGGGCTACGATATTGAGGTTCATAGAGAGTTGGGGTTGCGGAGTACCTTCTATCTCTAAAACCAATGTTTGTCCTGTTGTATCGATAGTGAGCACCTGGGTAAAACTGAGCGTTTCAGGTTTTTCAAAACTAAATTCACGGATGATCACGTTGTCGAGTTTTAACCTAATAGCAACCTGCCCGCTTATCGGTTGGTTATCACAAACTAACCGCCACATACCTGCCGTAGCAAATTCGTAGGTAGGCTCTACGGCTGTGAGGGTGTGTTCTTGTTGAGCAGTAGTGAGGTAGTAGGGTGTATTGCTGTACAACACCTGCTGGGTGAAATCTTCATCGGTGAGGATGTCGCCTGCCAGTTCATAGCCTGCATCGGCAAACCCCGCTTTGAGTATGTAGAGCAGGTAAGGCATAGGGTGCATAATATTGTAATTCCTATTAGCTTCATTACGGAGAAACCCCTCAGAACCATAATTATTGATAAACTGAAAGAATAACTCCCACCCTTTTTGCCCTTTATTTTTAGGGTATACCACTTTAGGAAAATTATAATCCACTTCGGGGTACTTTTTAGCAACTATCTCGTTGGCGTGAGTGTATATGTCGGGTACGCGCTTGCGCAAAAGAGGTAGGTCGCATAGCTTCTTCTCAAAATTAGGCAGCTGCTCAAACCCCGAATCTATTTGTGCAGATACTAAGTTACCTTCTACCGATAGTATTTCGAGCGTACCTTTACGCACACGACCGTCCAACACGTGATAACCGTCGTACTTCTTCTTTAGTTTGGTAGCGTTGAGGGCGGTATAATTACCCATACGCAAACGCAAGTCGGCATTCATTTGGAATTCGAAAGGCAATGAATACTGAGTGAAGAATGTATCCTTAAATCGCGGGTTCTCCTCTTGATAAGAGATAGCAATACGCGAAAGGTCTAACACGAATTGAGAGGTAACAAAGTAATCTGTCATCTTTTTTTATATAAGAGGTAAAAAGCAAGAGGTAAGAGCAATAACAATAACCACCAATAATTGAAAGAAGTGCGCTGTACTTGTTTATGTTTAGTACTCGTAAAAGAAAAGGTTTTGGAGGTAACACTCGTTGTGTTGCTGTTTACTTTAAACTTATCACTCTTTACTACACTGAGTGTACCCCCTTTGAGGGTAATCCGTTCTACCACTTTACCACCTACCTCGTGAGTGTATTCCAAGGGCGTGTCGGGTCCTACTGTGCTCAACTGATAGGAGAGTAGTGAATGCTGTAATGTAGCAAACTCTGAACCCACCGTAGCGAGTTCAGAGGTTTGCGTAGCAACTTTTTCGGCAACCACTTTTTTAGTGTTGCACGATAAAAATAACATAAAAAGCAATATACAAGTAACACATTTCATTAGCTATTATTTTCTATGGTTTTGATCACGTCTTTCAAGATTTTCGCATAGTTAGTAGCGGTAGCATAACCCGCTTTGGCTACTTCTTCGGCAAACTTATAAGGGTCTGCTTTTACAAGCAACGCTTTAGCATATCGTTTGTTGATAAAGAAAAATTGCGAGTGTGCGCTAAACCCTTCTTCGGGTGTGCTATATTTCATAAACCAATCTTTTACTCTGTAGAGATACTTACCGTTAGAAAGCTTGGTAATGCTCAACACTTCAGGGAATTTGTTAGAGTTGGGGACTGCCAACTCCTCTTTAGTAAGCCATAGTTGCTTATTAGGAAGTGGTGTAGTTGCTTTAGCTTTGATACCGAAGAAATTATTACCTTCGGCACGTTCACCCCAACGGCTTTCTAAGGCAGCTTGCGCTAAGGTGAAGAGGTGAGAGATACCCGTTCTCTTTTCGATTTCTAAAGCAAAGGGCTTATACTTTTTTACAAAATCTTTTGGTGTCATTGTTATTCGTTATTAGAGGTTTGATATTTTTCGGATGATTCGGACTGTTCAGCTTGTTCAGCTTTTTCATTCATATAATTAGAGATGGTTTTAGCAACTTCCTCTAAGTTATCACGATTGATAAACACTTGCTGAACGACTTGTCCTGCGCGGTCGAACCGCACTTTGTCTTCAGCTTTTTCGCGTATCGATTTGATTTCTATCAGGCATAACACTATCGCCATAAAGAAAGTGATAAAAGGAAATAGCCACAATGAGGTTTGGTAATAGATTTCTAAGTACCAAGATAGCAAGCCGTACATACTATCCACAATAGTACAAGCAATAAGGATATTGTAGTATTGTGCCATTTTGCTAATGGTACGCCTATAGCCGTATGAGTTACGTGCAATACCCAACCGTTTAGCCTTGCGCACACCACTCCAAAGGTCGGCGAATATCATAAGGAGTACGAGAATGTAGATACCGAGTAGTATCCAAAGAATTACGAAAATTTTTTCCATTGATTACTGTTTTTTAAATATTTTGATGATTAGTTTTTCTTTCTCAATTTCTTTTCTTAATGTTTTACCATTAGGAGAAGGGAGTATATTTAATTTATTATCAGACATACCCCAAGAATTATTTTTTATATCTACCCCATCTACTTCCCAAGACAATAATTGCTTAAAAGATTCTAAAAAAGGATTATCTTTAACTTCTATATAAACGAAATCAGCTTGTAATGGTATCTTTGTAAAATCCATTTCAAGAATAATACGTTCTTTAGGACTGAAATTATCATATTCTATAGTTAACGCTTTAGCATAAAAATATTGATGCCCGTCAGCATATAGCGCAGCAATATTATTAATTACTAAGCTATTGTATATACGTTTGATAAAAGAATTACCTTTACCTCCCCAATCAAAAAAATGTATTGCATTCATAGCTTCTGTATATGTTTAATAAGTGGATACGGGGTGAGGCTCGCGACGATGTCCCACCAATCGATGAAGGTACGCTTGATATACTTGTCGTACAACTCTTTTGTAAAGCCAACCAACAGCACAACACCGATAGCCATAGCTAAGGCTGCCCATAATGAGTAGAATAGGTAAGCGGTTATAAAGGCTACAACAAATATTGTGTTGCCAAACATAGAGTGCAGCAACTTGTCACTGCCTTTGAGGTTGTGTATGATTTTGTTTTTCATATTGACTATAAATTTTAAATATTTCTAATGTCGATGTAACAAGTGTTTTTATATATAGACACAACTGCTGTACTTCCATCTTTTCCGTTAAAGATATTGTCTGTAGTATATTTAATTGTTTTTTCCTCACAAGTGAAAGTAATAGTGCCTACATCAAACACTTTTCTAAACGACATAGAGCTTAAATTCTGTAACTGGTTTAGTTCTATATTTATAGGTGTTTTGATAAATATTGTATTATTCTGCCAACTTGCATCAGCTGTCCAATTAGATAAAACTTCAACACCAACAACTCTACCCAATAATTGTTGAGTAGTTAATGTACCTCCTCCTGCTAATGGAATATCACCATCTGTCTTCCCTGGTATCTTAAAACCACTTGCAACAACTTTAGTATAGCTACCAATTTTTTTTGAACCAACGTGTAACTCATTATTTTCTGTCCATATATTAGTTTTAGAGTTTGTGCTCTCTAAAAATACTTCTCTTGTTACTATTGGTTTATCTGAATGATGTATTTCACCATATAATGAATGTTGTTGTTTAGTCCATAGTTTTTCAGAAACTAAATCTTCAGGGGCAGGTGACCAGTCAGTTGCTTTATTTCCTCGTTCGAGTTTTATTTTACGAATTGTAGTCTCCTTGTTTCCTTCGTTGTTTCCAATTACATATACGAGAAAACCTCCTCCTTTTTTTATACTTACTTTCTTTTCATTATCCCAAACATTAACGCCTTCTCTTAAGTTACCAAATCCTCCTGCTCCTCCTCCTGCACTATTAAGCAAAACGATTTGGCAGTTTTTAGGAACATCAGCATCAATGCTTAGTGTTATAGTATCACCTATATTAATATCTTCAGTTACTTGATAGCTTGCTACTTGATAGTTACTATTAGTAACTACTACACCACTATTAAGTAATAAATTCCTTCCACCAATCTGTATCCCATCAACTGCTGTTTTAACATTCTCAATAGTAGCAATGTTAGCAGGTAATCCGTCAATATCGTCCTTATTATGCCTATGTGTGCGGTGGGCGTACTCGTTATGATGGTGGGTTATAGGCGCGTACCGCTCATCGTGGTGATGGTCTTTGTCAGCTTTAGCCGCTAAAGCCTCTACTAAGCCTGCAATGTTGTTAATGCCCAGTGTACTAAGAATATGCTTGTTCTGCTTGATGTAGGTAACAATCTCTTGTAGTTGGTCGAGATCGGTGTCATCACTCTGTAATATGCGATTGATATTGTCGATAAGGTTCTTGAGGTCTTGTGCCGTTCCGGTATAACTGCCTTTGGGTAGCAAGCCCGATGTATCTACCTGCTGTAAGCCTTCTAATTTCTGACGTAACTCTGTGGTGAAGTCCTCGGTGGAGAGTTTCTTCCCTGGTATCTTTTGCACGGCACCAAGGATAAGATCCTTTAACGATTTGTCGAGGAGTACTGGGCGGTTTTGATTGAAGGTAAGGCGGGTGAGGGCTTCTTGGGCAGCGGTGGGATTGTCGTACACCACGCCGTTGATTTCTACCTCGCTTACTAAGGCTTCGAGGATAGAGAAGTTCACATCATCGGCGGCGTGGAGGATAAGACGCTCGTCTTCCACCTTTGCCGTGAAATTGCGCAAGGCTAATATGCCGTTGTATTCAAAAACGTACTCTTGTAACTCGCCCGTTAGGGGATTGACTTTGTATTTGGGTTCCATTTTAGGTAAGAGATAAGAGGTAAGAAGTAACAGGTGTGTTACTGCTTCCTTTGGTTTACTTTGCAAAGGTAGTGCGGGTGGTAAAAAAGTGAAAGGACAAAAAAAAAGCCTTGCTATGGCAAGGTTTTTTTGTACATACACCAACAATAGATAAGCCTATCATCGGGGGTTTGTACCAGTTCGATGGTGAACCCTAATTCTTGAAGTACCTCGTACACATCGTGCTGGTCTATGGGTTCGTTAGGGATTACGCCCTGCGCCATAGCGAGCACCTGCGAGGTGGTGTGATACGCTTTTGCTTCACTCCCCGCAAATTGTGGAGAGTAATACCGCAAGAGTAATGTTTTGAGAATTTCTTTGTAGTCGTTCATTTTAGGTAAGAGTTAAGAGATAAGAGTTAAAAGCCGTTGTAATCTTCGTAAAATTCTTCTATCTGCTGCTTTTCGCGCAATACGATGAACGAAAGAGAGAGCATATACGAAAGCACTTTGCGGATAGTGTCGCGTTCCTCCTGGCTAAAATTATCTGAAGGATCTTCGGAAATGCGTATTAAGGTGAAGAGTTCTTCCTGCTTGTTGTTGGATGCATCAAAATAGTTGACTATTTCTTGTGTCCATTCTGAGAGTTTTATGCCGAGCTCTTGGCTCAAGGCGCGAGGGGTTTTGTTGCTTGATTTCATAGGTTTATTTGTTTAGGTGTTTATTGATGATTAAGCCATTGATTGCTTCGGTGAGGGTAGGGGCGGCGCTCTCTACCTTTTTACCAAAGAAAGTGAAGTGCAAGTACCATAGCCCTTTGCTAAAGCGCACGCGCAAAGAGCCTCCCACCTCTTCGGCTAATACCATAAGGTCGGGTTCAGGAGTCCTCACCCCCACTTCCCTTACTCCGCACTTTGCTCGGGCGAGCGGTCGAG